AAAAAAAAAAAAAAAAAAAAAAAAAAATTGTTTTGGCTGTGGTGGTTATTATGAATGGCCTAATGAATGGGTTTTTTGAATGGAAATAATAAATGTTTTTTTTATATCACTATGATATAATTAAATTGAAGTCTCAAAAAAATTTATTATGGAAACTTTAAAAGAAGATGTAAAAAATTACATCATTCAACAACTTAATGAAGATGTCGGACTTAATGAACATATTAGTGATTTACATCATTATTTATTAAATCAAGATTATTTTATAATCGGATATTATAAGGCGGAACAATGGTTAAAAAAAGATAGTATTTTTAATGCTATTGAAAAAATAAAAGAATATGAACAAAGTAATTTTGGCCAAGTCTCAACAGATTTAACCAGCTCTGAAAATGTAGCTAATATGTTGGCTTATATTTTGGGTGAAGAAATTTTATTTAATAATGATACATATAATTTATTTACTAGATTCTATAATGAATATCTAGACGAAGATAAAAGAGATTTATTAATACATAGTTTAGAAGAGTCTTAATAAAGACTCTTTTTTTTTTATATATATATTGTATATATACTATAATGTGATATCATATTATTAGTTTATACACTTTAAAAAAATGCCTAAACTGAATGAACCGATGAATGAATTTAAATTTCAACAAATCATGGGAGAATATTTAATTCCATGTACTGAATGGATAGAAAATTTAAACATTCAAAAAGCAGTAGCTATGAATGATGAAGTCATGCTTAGAAAAATTCTTGAATGTGAGTATTAATTATGAATTACAAAGTTACCTATGCAAGTTTTCCATTAGATGAAAAACCAGTTATCAAAACTTTTGATGAACACTATGAAATGGAAGAATGGATTTTTGATGAAGTTCAAAGAAGAATGGATTATGTAGTTCAACATAGTCCATATGCTATTTCTGAAGAAGAATATAGAGAGATAGAAGAAAATGAATATTCATTAGTAAGGATAGAAAAATTATGAATAAATTAGAATCAACAATACCTTTTGATGGTTTTTATGAATCATTTATTAGTGATGATATAGATCATCAAATAGGGCAACAAATAGAATGGGATACCGATATATATGACTTAAATGAAGATGAGCAACAAATTTTATGGGATAATTATTTAAGTGTTAATAGATCATATTTTTATAATCAAATAGCTAAAGATTATACAAATTTTTATATTGATGCACTAAATGAAAGATTAGAGGAATTTACATTAAATGCCAAATTTAATCTTTTAACAAGTCCGAGAGAATATAACTTTGAAACAGATAGAATTTTTATAGATATTGAAAAAAATCATGCTATTGATTTTATTAAATATATAATTAAAAACTATAAAAAAGAATTAGAAAATAAGATAAAAGAGAGATTTACAAGTAGATCAGGTTTTTGGTCACACTATAAAAATGGATTAGATTTATGGACTCAAGATTATTCAGAATGGGATCATAACCAAATTGGAACTTGTTTTGAATTATTTGATTTAGAAGAAGAAGATATAAATTATTCACTTAGAGAATATTTAAGTGAAACAATAATGGATAATTTAGGAAATACATTAGGTCAAGAAGGTATTGATTTATTAGATAAGAAACAAAAAGAAAAAGATAAAAAAGAATTAATGGAAAAACAACAACTAAAACTAAATTTTAATTAATTATGAAACACGTTATCACCATGAATTGCAGAATAAACCAGTTAACTGAAGAACATCAAGTAACTATTATTCGATTAATAAATCATTTAGCTTCACATAGATATGAATATCAAGTTCATGCTATGAATCGTATTGAAAAAATACAAAAAGAAAATCCATATTGTGATGATATAGAGGGTTTTGAAAAATTTACAATGGATTTAGAGGAAATAAATTAATGAAATATATAATACAAGAAAAATTTACTGGCTATAACGATATATATATCGAAGCTGAATCAAAAGATGAAGCGATAGCTAAGTACAATAGAGGTCACTATAAATATAGTGACGTAAATCAAGATGATATGTTTTATAACTATGAATTTGATGAAATAAGGGAGGGAGAATAAATAGATGGATATTGAAAAAAAAGTTAGAATTTTACTGAATGTTTTATCAGTTTTATGCGAATTAGCTGAAAGAGATGCGACTTTCTTTTTACCACAAAAAGGTAATGAAATAGATTATGAAGAATCAGTGAGATATTTAGTTCGAGAGATACAAATTACAAGTAGGAGAATTGATTAATGGTTAATATAAATCCTAATAGAGAATCATGTATGGAATATATGAAAGAATTAATTAGAAAGAAATTATCTAAAACTGAAGTAATAGAAGAATGTAAAAAAGGTTTTGATAATGTACATCCCAGTACTTTTTATGAGTGGTATGACATTGTGATAGTTGAATCAGATATAGAAGAATGGGAAAAGCAAAATAAGATGGAAATACATGATAAAAGGCAAGATAAAATAGATTTAAAATACCAAATATATCTAGACCAAAAAAAGATATATAAGACTTCAAAAATTATTGAAGAAAAAGAAAAAGCTATGAATATATTATTATCTCACTTTCTTAAAAGGGTGGAATAATTTACTGGCATTAATTAATTAAGTAAGCCCAGTACTTTCCAAATACGAAAATTCGGTAACGAAAATTATGTCTAAGTATTTTAAATTAACTGTATCGTCAATGTCGATGCACAGTTTATTAATCAAAACACCAGATGATATCAATGAAGATGATATTCATCGTAACTTCAGAAAATTTGATGGTGGATCTTTTTCATCTGATGATGGAGATTGGGAGTATTCAGAAACAGAAGAAATAGATGAAGAAGAATTTGAAGATGAAACTTTGAATAAATGTAATTGGGAGGATAGATACCAATGACTAAAAAATATAGAGTGCTTATGTCTGAGATTCATTCAGTTTGGTATACAGTTGAAGCTAAAAATGCAGATGAAGCTGGAGATAAAGCACTATATGGAGATTGTATAGATGAAGATGATCAAGGTTGTGAGATGGGCAGCCAAGTTGTCTGCGATATAGAGGAGTATGAAGATGATTAAACAACAGTATGTTATGCAGTTCACAACAAGAACTGATTATTACCAAAATTTTGAAATATCATTTGATGAATTTTGGGAGGATTATTGTAAGGAAAATGATTTTGATGAAGAAGAGTCCGATCTTTCAACGTGGGATAATGAGGATTTAATGCAAATTGCATGGGATTATATTCTTAAAAATCCTGAGAAATATAGATCAAGTGATGGAAATTATGATAATGAAGAAATTATGAACTACAACTTACAGAGGATTTAAAAATGATTGATAACCCATTACCAAAACAAGTTATGGAAGATTACGATAGCTCTTACATAAATGAAAAATTTGAAGAGCATTGTGCTGATAGAGCTAAAGAGTTAGCTGAAATTAATAATTTATTACCAGATTATTATGAACCTTTTATAGAGTTTTATATTGAAGAATGTAGAGAATCAGATAGAGGATATTTTTTCTCTGATGATAAATATATTATTGATTGTTGGTGGGATCACAATAAGGATCTTTATGACACTAAAACACCTTATTTAACATGACTGAATTTGTACCAGTAACACGTTACTCCAGATGTAAAAGATACTCTGGAGCTACAATTAAATGCCCTAAATGTAATGAATTAGGTCAGATATACCATCTATCTTGGTCAGCTTTACAATGTCAAAATTGTAAAAATATGATTGATAAATTTGATTGGTTAATAGAAAAAGGTAGACATTCTAAACTTTAATTATTTTTTAGTTTTTATAACAAAATCGTGTATAGCTTCACGAATTAAAAAACCTATTGAGAGTCCTGCTCTTGATAGGTCTTTTAAATGCTGATAATCATCAGGATTTACAGATACACTAATTCTTTTGAGAGTTTCTCTTTTATCTTCAGTAGCGTTTTCAGTCATAATGAATGGCAAATATATATTAATATACTATCACTATGGTATTAAATCAACTATGAATGGAAAAATTACGATAAATAACTGCAAAAAGAAAAAGAAAAAGAACCAAAAAGAAAAAGAATATATATAAATAAATAAATAAATTATATATATATATATATATTATAAATATATATACATATAAGAATAAGGAAAAGAATTTTTCAGATATCTACTTGACATCTAAATAAATATCACCTACTGTCAGTAATGAACAGTTTATTATGAATGGAAAAAACTAAAGTTTGTGTTTGGTTAGATTCCGATCTTCATACTTATTTGAATGGAGCTAGAGGAGAAGAATTAACAATTCCACAGTACATTCGTCTAATTCTTAAACAGAAGATGAAATCTGCTGCGAAAAGAAAACCAAGAGAGGCCATACCTATGGATCTTTATGGATTTAGCACAATTACAACAGATTTAGTACCAGATGATTTAAAAGATTGTGCTGAATTAATTGAAGAATGGTGGCCTATTAGAAAGAAAAAAGGTGCAATCAACTCTACAAGGGTCGCTAGACGTATCTTTCAAACTCTCAGGTCATTTCCATCACAAGATAGAAAAGAAGCTCTTGAGAAGGCAATCAGTAATGGCTGGAAGGATATATATCCAGTTAAGAAGGGTTACAAACCAGAAGAACCACAATTTAAACCTAAGTATTTCAAAGCCAGTGATCAGGAAATAGTTCCAACACTTGCTGAACTTGGTAAGACCGCTAAAGATTATATGGAGAAAAAATAATGGAAAGAATGTTTGATCAGGCATCTTTAATAAAAACTATTAAGGATGGTATTAAAAAAGGCTATTGGAGTTTGGAAGATATTGATAAACCTCCCCCAGGATGGACAGAAGTAGTGAATGATTGCAAAGGCAATCCTTTATTTCCGCAAGGTTATCAAGGTGTCAAATACCAAAATCTTGCTAGGGTAAAAGCACCCAAACCAAAAAAGGAAACAATAGAAATTATTGATCCTAAAGACCTTCCAACTTACGACTTTTAAAAATGAAAACCTTCCAACTTTTAAAACCTCTTCCAATCAAAAGAGATGAAAATACACACAGATATGTAAATACAGAGACTAAACAATGGATGTCTTATTCAACTACTCAAGTCTGTAGTGAATTATCTGAAGAAGATAAAGAAAATATCGAGAAATGGAGGTCACAATGGCAACCCAGAGGAGAAAAGTGCCATGAATGTCTAGCTGAACATATGTTAGGTAATGGCAAAATTGATCCTGATGAATATGGTGCATGGGTTGAACCTTTACTTCAACATGAATTGTTCACACATTTTGAACCGATGGCAGTTGAACATATGATGTCGATCCCTGATAAATCAGTTGGCGGTCAACTTGATCTACTTGGCTATGACACTAAGACCAAACAGATTAGATTGATTGACTTGAAAACAAAAAGTAGCTGTGATTATTTCATGCGAAAGAGAAAGAAAGATGGTTTGTTATATATCGAGGATCTTGATATGTATTGGAAAGAACCATACTCAACTGATAAACAACTTGGTTGCTACGTTGAAATGTTGAAACTAAACTACGATTTAAGACCAGATGTATGTAATACAATCTGGGCGTTTGAAGGTAGATGTATTATGAACATTGATCAACCCACAGAGAGATGCGAAGCTGCATGGCAAAAAGCATGGGATAAGTTTGAATCAGAACAGGAATTGTTTTAATGACAAAACAAGAAAGAATACAAGCTGCTCAAAAACGTATTGAGGAGCTAAGAAAACTTATCTCAGAGTGGACTAAAAGATGAGATATATATTAGATGTCTCAGGTAGAGACTTAGAACTAATCAAAGCATCTATCGTTAACTTTGAAAGGTCATTGGAAATGTCATCTCAAGGAGACTTTACGCATTTGATTGATGAATTGAATGACACTTATCTAAGTCTTAAAAGACAAAAAACAAAACAATTAAATTCAAAATTAAGAAGGAAATGGAAAGTAATGAGATGAAATGTTTTTACAGAGAACTTGATCGAAGAAAAAAGTATTTGATCACAAAATTGAACAATGAAATTGCAACACTTGAATGGCAATGGTTTCAAAATGAAATCTCAGATAAAGATTATGTTGTAGCATTTGATGATATTCAAAAACGTATTAGATCACTTGAAGGATGACTAATCCACAAAAAAGAAAAGGAGACAAAGCTGAAAGAGAAGCAGCAGAACTTTTAACAGAAGTTACTGGTTTTGAATGTAAAAGAAATCTTGCAGCAGGAATACCAGATGATGTTGGGGATATTTATGGCATACCAAACTGCGTGATACAGGTGGCAGATTACAAAGATAAGTCCAGAGCTTGTTTGGTAAAACCCAGGGAAGTGGAAACACAGAGAAAAAATGCTGGTGTAGACTTTGTTGCAAGCATGGTTAGGTTCAGAGGAGGTCAATGGAGAATGGTCTTGACTCCAGAACAATTTAATACATTGTTACAAGCTGCCTTGCAGTAAACATGATATATGTGTAATATAATTATCAAGTAAACAATTACTCATGACCACTAAACAGCCTTCGACATTAATCGAAGCACTAAACGCTTTCCAGCAAAAGCATCATGCTGCTGGTTTAGATGGAAGCAATCCATTTTATAAAAGCAAATACACAACATTGGCTCAAGCATTGTTAGCTGTTCAACCAGCTACAGAGTTTGGTCTTTGTCATACACAATTGAATGACTATGTAATTACTCCAGAGGGAGAAGTTATCACAATAGTCATTACAAAATTGATGCACGTTTCTGGAGATGAACCTTTAGTCAGTAAGTTTCCTGTTCCAAAGATTCCCAGTAACGTAAAAAATGCACATCAGGAAGCTGGTGCTGCTCAAACCTATGCTCGTAGATATGGAATACTTTCTGTCTATGGACTAGCTAACGATGATGATGATGGTAACTCTTTAACAAAGACACCACCACCAAAAACAGGTGTAGCGAAAACTCCTACAAAACCTAATCAGAAACTTGAATCTACATCTGTTTTAGAGAAACTTCCTGATCCTATTACCAAAGAAGCAAAGGAAACTATCCTCGAAAAGCTACAGGCACTTCATGAAAGCAAACCACTCCAAATGAAAGACGTAGTCGAATCTTTCAGAAAGAAGTTCAGCATCAAAGACACAAAGATTACCAGACATATTACTACTGCTGAACATGGTGAGTTTTTAGCTCTTGAAATCTCTAAGATAGATGAAAGCTTATGACACCAGATGAAACTGCCAACACTGCGAGAGAACAAGTATTGAATGAACTTCTTCTCCGTAAACAGCAACGTAAAAAAGATTGGAACAAAAACATCTTTAGTGTCAGAACAAACGACACCCTTGCTGCAAAAATAAAAGATCATTGTAAACAAAACAAAGTTTCTTTTAATTCATTCTTCAACACTTTATTAGCTCAATTTTTTAATTAATTATGGAATTTAATCCAGCACTACCTCTTCCTATAAAATGGAACATTGGCGATGATCGTTTTAACGAAGGCCAACAAGTCTTGAGTCTCACAATTCCTGTTGACTCTGTAACTCATTTAATAGATCATTTACAAAACCTAGTAAACACAAAAGCAAAAGAAGGAGAAGTATATGACTTTGCCAAAAAAGAAAAAGTTAAAACTCAATGTGTACAAATCTTCTCTAAAGCGATGGATGGCCCATACGGAGTATTTGGCAACATTAATCCACAGAAGATTAACACAGGAGTAAATGAAGAGTTACCTTTCTAAGCCCAAAGATGAATATTTAGTTAAAGATCCTAACCTCAATATTCACTTTAAAATAATAAATGGTGTACGCTACTGGCTTACACCTCCTCCTTCAGACTATAAAAAATGACACCAGTAAGAAAATCAGTAGAAAAGTTACGCAAACTTAAACAAATAAGACGTAAAAACTTAGAGAAAAATTTCCTGGAAATTCAAATGAAAGGGCAGGATCATTATGTTTTCATCAAAGAAAATGGTAAAGCTCAAGTAGTTTATGATGAAGGTCGTTGGGTTACAGAACATATAAGAACTGCAATCCTTAAATTCAATTATGAAATTGACAAGATTGATAAATTATTTATTAGAGACTTTACTGACGAGGAGCTTGACGAGTACGAAAAAACTTTGCGATAGGATTCATCGGTTTTCTTTTTTGTTTTCTCATTTCTACGACAACACGATTAGCTTCTAATTCTATAAGTCTGTTCAATAGAGAGGCCATAAAAATATCTTGATCAAACTTCTTTCTTACCATATGTGTGCAATACCTTTTTATGTTATCTAAATCATCAGACTTCATAATTTCTCTACATTGCATTTCGATTTCAAGTTCCATTTCTGGAGGTGCTGGCTCAATATCTATGTTGAGAAATTTAGTAATTTTCATTTTAGGGAAAAAGTTGTTTTTCTAAAATTTCAACAGCTTTATCATCTAAAGTATTTGTGGTTTGTTTTGCAATTGATTTTAGTAAATCCACCACTAACCTTTTAACAGCAGTTGTCGTTAAAAAGGTCATTAAGATTGGTTTTAGAATCTTATACATGAAAAAAATATGTGTTACTTCCCAAACATAGCTAAAATGCTAGTATTGGACAAGAATCTTAACTTTCATGGAAGATCAAGAACCAAGCAAAGTTGAAACCATTGTCAAAGTTTGTGTACTTCTTTGGTCAGCAACGCTATTATCTCTCTCATACTACGAACCACCATCTGGTAAGAAAATAGTAGATTTTGACCCGACATTTATTGCTTCAATTTTTTCAGCCTCCACGGCTTCACTAGGTTTTCAGATAAAAAAGAAAAAAGATACTATAGTAGATAATAAAAACAACAAAGTAGGAATCAAATGAAAAAACTACTTATTTTTTTATTTATGTTATCAGCACCAGCTTATGCTGATATAACTTCAAAATTTACAACGAGTATAAGTGTAAAAGTAGACGCTGCCATGTCACAAGCCACACGAATTGGTGCGTCTTATAGTGCCTCTGGTAGCAATATCGGAACAAATAATACAGACGATGTAATTGGAGGTTTAACTGTAAGCGGTGGTGAAGTTACTCTTAATGCTGGAGATTATTCTATTAATGGTTGCGGAGATACACCATCTAACTGTGCAAGTACATGGTCATTATCTGAATCATATACAGCAGCAGATACGATTCCTTCAAATAATGGAACAGAAAATACTACAATTACTGCTGGTACTGTACCTAACTTTGGTAGTGTAATTTCAACTGTCGCTGGAAGTGGAGCAGGTTTTGATGGAGATATTACATCTGCTCATGGAATTGAAAACTTAGAAGAAGGTGGGGCAGGATCTACTGTTACAGGACAGTTTGTAACGGAGCTAACTATAAGATGATTTATGAAAAAGCTCTTATTGTTGCTTTTGCTGTATGCCATACCTGTTAAATCTCAACCCGTGGTTCCGAATTTTACAACGGGAACTCTTTCAAGCACCACGAATACAACAACCTCAATCAGTGAGACTATTACTTCTACAGATTATTTTGGTAATTCTTATGAGTACACTGTTACTGGATTGGGAGTCACAACCGATGGATCAGTCGCTCCAAATACAACGGATGTTACAGGGACAATAAATGGGGAGAGTCAGACATGGACAGGGCTAGATTTATCATCAAACAACAAGCCAGTATTTACTCTAGCCGATCAAACTTCTGGGAACGCATTTCAATTTACAGAAAGTTATCGTGGCCCAGGTGGAGTTTCAAACGTAACAGTAATTCAAAGAAATATAGAGTCAACAAGCGTAGTCACAAGTACCTCAGTGTTCTCTCAGTAATTCTGTTATCTCCTGCACAGGTTTTAGCCAATGCTGTTTCGCAATCAAATAATGGCTCGGTAACGAATATGGCTGTACAAACCTTGACGGGGAATATGACGACTAATCAGTATGGAGGAAATATTGTATGTCAAGGGCCGACCCTATCCATTAGCCCATTCACCACTTTTGGAGCAAACTATTTAAAACCTTATCGGGATTATTATGAAACACCTTTCTACGATCCAACAGATGCTAATGACGATGGTGTGCCAGATAACCCAGGTAATGTCCTTTTTAATCAAAAAAATTATTCTGGAACGAATAAAGATAGCTATGCTTTGAATTTTGGAATATCGGCTACGTTTAGTATTCCTTTAGATAGAGGATTTCAGAATCAATGTAAATCTGCTGCCGATACACAGATTTCTATACAAAAACAAGTTCTTGAGAATAAAAGACTTGATTGGCAGATTGCACGAATCCGTGAATGTGGAAAATTAAAACAAGAAGGCATAATGTTGACTACGGATAGTCCATTTTTTAATATTTGCAAGGATGTTTACTTAGTACCAAAAGCAAATCAAGTTATTCCACATACTCATAAATTAAGGCAGTAGACAAGCACGGGCTGAAAACTTGTCTACCTAGACACCCCATCCATTGCCTTGTCGAATAGGGTTTTTTTATTATACATAATAAAAAGTAGATAAGCCCCTTCCAAGTAACTTATCTACTTAAGCCAAGTCTCACGGCTTGTATTTATTATATCAAATGTTTTAATTATGCACTAATTATGATGTCTAATTGACATAAATATTATATACTTCTAATATAACAATTATATAACTAAACCTTCCAATGGTAAAACCAGCCAAATTTGATAAGGGCAGAAAATTATCAAAAGTAGAATATGAAGCTGCTCTAAAATTTGCAGTATTTAAAGGTAGATGTCAAAACGAATCGTTATTAAAAAGATTAAAAAGAGAGGCAAAGAAGAAATTTAATGTATATCCGTCAGCCTATGCAAATGCTTGGATAAAAAAAGAATACAAAAAAAGAGGTGGGATGTTTAAGGGGGAGAATCCAAAAATAAGAAGTTATAAAAATAAACCTACTATTACTACTCCTTCTGGTCAAAATATTTCTATGGAAGAAAATATATCATTTGAAGAAGGAAAATTAGCAGGACAATTATTCTTTAATACACAAGATTCAAATCTTTATACTGTCAAAGAAGAAACTAATGAGAGAAAAATAGTTGAACGTAGAGGTGATGCTAAAGAAGGGGATTTATGGATTAATCCAAATACAGGTAATCTACATATGAAAGTCGGCAGAAAATGGGTAACTGTCAATAATCCAAATGAATTACCTAAAATTAATAATCAGAAAAGAAGAAAAGATCTAAGTGCTGCTTTTGCTGAAAGACGTAAAAAAGAACAAATAGAAGAAAAAGTTATAAAAAAAGTTGAGAAAGCTAAAATTACGAGAGGACAATTTTTATACAAATATAAATCTCCACAAAACTTTTATTCTTGGCAAGACCTAGCAAGAGAACACATTAATTGTTCATATAGAAATCAACAGTACATATACAATTCACCAGCTTACTATTTAAAAGATGATCTATGTAATTCTCTGATAAATACTAATATTGACAATCTAAAATTATCTGAAAGACCTAATATAGTTAATCCTAGTTTCTTTTTATTAAATTCAAATAATATAAATCGTATAAAATATTCTTTTATTGAGTGTCATAAATGGTCGTTAAAAGGTAGTAAGTTAGATGAAGAACCAGAAAGTTTTTCACAAATACATGATGTATATGTGAACTTTGTGATAGATCCTGATAAAATTCTTTATTTTGCATTTAGTTGGAAAGATTTAAAAATGCCAAAATTTTCTGAAATGAATAAACTTCGTAAAGATCCATATTCTGAAGAAGAGATAAGATGTTTTGAAGATCAATTTCATACAGTTGTTAATTTACTTCTGTTAATGAATCAACAACCAGACATAATTACAGAAGAATATATACCTTCAAAAGTTATTGATATACAGAAAAAATATAAAGTTCAATCTCCAATCAAACCAAGTGCAATATGTTGGGTCGGAAAAGATTTTACACGCAGAGTAATAAAATTAAAACCAAAAATAAATGAAGAAGATTTTGTTATATCAGGAAATACTAGAAAGATACGACCTCATTGGAGAAGAGGTCATTGGCATACAGTTCTTAAAGGCAAAAACCGAAAGGAACGAAAAATGAGATGGTATCAACCTGTATTTGTTGTTGGTAGTCAAGCAGCTTAATTATTTATCTTTCTTCTTTGTAAGTTTCTTTACGATATTTTTTATAGCTGGTTTGATTATATTGAGAATAAGAGGGCTACTCGCAGCCACAAGACCGATAACAGCAGTAGAAACAATAGTGCTCGGTTCTGGGATGTATTGATCCACAAAAGGAACGTTTTCATATAGAGTAATGCACTCAATCCCATCATCACCTCTTTCATGCCCAATGACACGTTCTAATCTTTTTTCGTTACGAAAGTCTCCAACTCGCTGATCTTTCTTACCTGGGCAGGGTTCTATTTTTATAGCTTCCTTTTCTTTTGGAATATCGGGAATCTCAGGTGTCTTAGGTTCTGGAATATTAGCGTTGTTAACAGGCTTTTCTTGTTTCTGCTCTACAATTTCAATTTTTTTTCTATCATAATTTATTGGAACGAAAGAAGGTATCTTGCCTTCTGGACAGCTATAAAACGCTCCATTAACATCATCTTCAATTATTTGTGTATTTTTTACACTCGCATCTCTATGAGTTTTGACGCACCCAGGTAAATCTATATTTGGTAAAGGTACATTCAGATTTGGTAATGGAGTAGAAATATAAGTATTAACATTGATCTGTGGGATCTTTGGTATCTTTATCTCACGAATCTCCATCTTCTACATCTCCAATAGAAATAGACCAACCATCTTCTCCAAAAGTACCTTTTTCTATAATTTTTGGTTTTTTTACTTTTTTATCTAATTCTTCGTGATATTTTTTTATGTCATTATCTAGCTCTAAATTAAATTTAGTCATACGCATCCAATGTATTAACTTATCTATATAATATTTGACTAGCTTTTTTATAAATCCAAAGATCATTAGTCGTAAGCATCTCTTGGTAAAAATACTTCTACAAAAGAATTACATTTAGGACAGGAAAGATTAGTAACCATACTATATTCTCCAGATCTTAATGGATAATCTTCGCCATCCATATCATGATCTCCACCCCAGATCAGTTCAGTCTTACAGTGCCAACATTTCATTTTTTAAGAATAGGAATAGATGGGCCAGATATTTCGGGCATTGCATTGTCTAACACTTTGGGCATTAATGTTTGAACATTTCCCATGATCTCATTCATAACTCTTGTTTTGAATTGATCTGATGTTACATATTTGTATGCAAAGTACGTTCCACCACTCATGGAAGCTACCATAAGAAAAGAAACGATGCTAAGAATATTAGCAATTTTTTGAAACATGATTAAATTTGCGATACTAAAAGCACTATCTCTTACAAGTGTGCTTGTATTACTGCTTATTGTAGCCCTATCCCCTCTCTACGTCACTATGGGATTAATGACAAGGCAGATGCAAGAAAAGGTTAATTAATCAGCAGCTTCGGCTGTATTTCCCTCTGCTACCCAAGCAAGATATTCTTGGTAGTCGGTGTTTTCTTCGTCAAATGGGATTATTAAAACTACATTTGTCGTTGAATCTGTAAGTTGAACACAATCAATTTGATTTGTAAAAGGGTTTTTGACAAGTTTATAACTCATAATTAAAGCTCCGCTTGTAGTGCCACGAGGGCGTTGGCATGATTTCCATGAAAACCACCTGCATGACCCTGAGTATGACTTAAACTGTTATGATAAAATGCACATCCATTTCTATGAATCCCAGCTAACCCACTAAAATTATCAAAAGTTTGATTTCCATTATTTCTATAAAATATATAATAATTATTGCCAGTTACTTGATATATTGACGGGCTTGTTCGTTTAGTTGTCCTACATTGCACTACACCTGTACCAACTGTTGAGCTATAACACATAGCAATAGCTATATAAGCATTATCTTTACTAACAATTTCAAAATAACGTTCACAGAGTTTGAGCTCCTGTGCGTATGACCTATGCTCAAATGGAGTTGCATAATCCGAAATTTCTAATTGAACTCCTGTCATATACCAGTTGTGATCTGTGCTGACTATGTTTGCGGTATGTCCTTGTGCTAAATAACCAGTATTGTAAGCACCCCATGAATTTAAAGAGCCACCACTAGTAATACTTGAACCAGCAATAATATAAAAATGAATACTTAAACCAGTAAGGTTAGAGTTGGCTATCGCACCGCTAGTATCTGCTGGTATTGTCAAGATATAACGATTCCAGTTTGTGTCGGATACTGTGTAAGTAAGATTACACATTCTGTTATTTGCATCTACCACATTGATTGCAAAAGTTCCAGTAATATCACATTTAACATAAAAGGATAAAGTAGCGACTTTTGCTGCTGAAGTACCTTTGTTTAAATCCTGTAAATCTTGACCTTCAATATGGTATCTAAAATAAGCATAATCAGTCGAACCAGTTGATCCATTAGCACTTATACAATCTAATTTTACAGAATTTGCAAAACCATCAGGGGTATCTGTGCTTTGAGTAGTTGAAAATTCAGTATTTGCAGATCTCGCATATTTCCATCTATCCAACGTGTAACTATTATGTGATGCACTACCACTATGATTTCTTTGATTAACCCTAAATTCTCCATTAATTATTTTGTTTCTATTGGCAAATTGATTCCCCCCATTATCAGTAAGTTTTGCACTACACGTTCCATCAGTATTGTTAACAGTAATGGCAGCAGCACTAGCTGCTACCCCTTTTATCGAATTTACTTTGATTTCACTCATGGTTTTGGATATTTGTCCTTAATAGCTTTGATAGTAGTTTTCCAAGAAGCTACACCATTATGATAAATGTGATCTAGCTGATCTTCAATACTTGGATATTCTGCTTTTCTTTTAGCAACATAAGCAATTCTTTCTTTTTCAGCTTTTATCTCTGCCCAAGTTTTATCTGTAGTTCCTGTAAAAGCTGCTTTAAATTCTTCTTCTGTTGTAGGTTCTCCGATTAATGAGTAACCAGAAACTCCTAAAGATACTAATGCGTCTGCTATTGTACTCATGGTTGATACTCCATAACAGTTATTGTTGGTTGTCGCACATTATCATTGTGTGGTGCTGAGTTATTATATCGTGCTTGTAAAACTACAGCATCACCTACACTTCCCGAAGTAGCATTAATAAATTCGACTTTATGTCTAACGTTATTTTCATTATCTGTGGTGTTTACTTCTACGTTAAAACTACTGCCACCAGCAAAGGAAGCTGTATAGCCTAAATAACCCCAACCACTTGTGGATGCTCTTCCAACAAGTGCACACACAGTAATAAGAAAATAAGAACTAGCAGACAATCTGTTAATTGTTATCTGAGAGCCTATTAAGGCAGCAGTATTATTTATATTATTGTCTGCATAAGTTATAAATCCAGAAGTCGTAGTACCAGCTTGAGCAGAACCTTTAACTTGTAAAATTTTTCCTAATCCAGTGCTTTGACTTGTTAAAAGCGTTCCATCTGCAATATCAGGTAAAGTTATGACTCTGTTATTACTAGATGATGAGGGTGCTTGTAAGCTAAAAGACCCACCACCTGATGCTGCGTTTAGTTTAATCTTTGCTGTCATAGTTAACTAGGTTCAGTAGGAAAAGTGACAGAACTCATATCTAAATTACCATCAGAATCGAGTTTAGGCGATGCACTAGCTGGTAAGTCACGCAAACTTTGACGATATGTTTTCCAAGCGTCTGCAAGTGTTAAATCAGAACTAGCTCTCCAATCACAAGCTGCTAATAATTTATCTCTTTCTTTTCTTAACAGTCTCATTGGTTCTGCATTTGTAAGCCTTGTTAGTTCTGCATTTATTTCAGATTCAGTTGGTGCTGTTCCACTGTCATTCCATTTTAACCCAGAATAATCTGTACCATTCCAAGTCCATTTTTCTGTTGGTTTAAGTGATGAAAGTGCTGTATATACGTTATAAATCATTAAGTATCCCCTAAACGTATAAATGTAGCAGCAGTTCTATCTTGAGAACTACTACCATCCCAACTAACTGTACTTATACTAAAAGCTCCGAATATAATTTTTTGATTGGTTAAGTCTGTTACGTCAATTATTGTTCTGATAGAACCAGATTGGTAAGCATAACTAGAGACATCATAATCATTACCAAAGTTAACAGCACTTATAATGCTGTAATTATTATTATCATTTGTAGCAAGAATTTGTATTTGGTTACTGCGACTATATCCACTATCTTCGTAATAACTTTGAAACTCTACATAATAATAACCTGGTGTTGGGAATGAAAATACCCCATTTGAAGGATCAGCAAATGAACCAAAACCACCTTGCAAAGTGTTGTCTGACTTTTCCCAATTACTATCTCCAAAATAGGTTGTGCCGTTGTTTGTAGCAGTGGTTGTCGTTCGCCTAAATGTTTGTGCAACTGTTATTCCACCACCTACTCCTGTCAAACCTGATCCATCGCCACTTAATCCACTATTAGTTATTGATAATCTTTCAACACCATTTGTTGAAAATTTTATGGTATCCGCAGCAGGGAAACTTATTCCTGTATTTGTGTCATCTCCAACGATACTTGGTGCGGAAACTGAACCAGCTACACCTTTAAGACCAGTTGTTCCAGAAAGTTCTAAGCTCATAATTAAATAATAACTAATAAACTGCCAGAGGGCACTGTTACAGTGACTCCACTATTTATAACAGGGCTTACTGTATGTGCATTTTTTCCTGATGTTATCGTATAATCCTGAGTTACGTTAGTGTCCGATTCAAAAAATACTTCATCATTACCTCCTCCAGTAGCTCCAGCACCTCCACCAATAGATCCCCAAGCATTTGTATAGCCTTCAAATTGTCCTGTATCAGAGTTATATCTAAATTGTCCTGCTGCGGCTGCTGGTGCTCCAGATTGCCCAGGTTGCTGTGCATTATTACCAACAGGAACTTTTAAAAATCCAGTAGATGACATCGTAACATCACCTGTCATCGTAGGGCTTGCTGCTACAACATGACCTAAATTATCAAGCGTAATATTTCCTAACGTGTTATAAGTTGCACTATCTCCCGAAACTGCTGTTGCTATTTTTAGTAAATTTGTAGAGGTGTTTATGTGAGCCTGATACTGAGCTATATTCGCTGCTCCTGATGGATCGCTACTTCCAGAACTAAATGTTCTTAATGCTTGAAATATTTCATTGATCTTTGCACGAACCGCAGCACCCGTTCCATTGGCGGTTTGATAATTATTACCTGTTTCGCTGGTAGTAGATCCTGGTCTAGCCATTTATAAAACAAATATTGATCTCATTCTAACTTGCTTTACCAAATCCGACAGCTTGATATGTAAAATTTCTATCAACTGAATTATTTGATGAATTTTTGAAGTGAACACTAAATCCTGTTCCAGTAACATTAGTAACCTCGAAGAAATCTCCTGATGCCATATTATAAGCTGTAATACCAACAGAAGGCAAACTACTATTTACACCCCCAAGCCCAGAAGTCCCTGTAAAGAAAGGATGTTGGAACGTAACTGCCTTTGCTCCTGCTCCACTTGCTATAGTTTCAGCACTTTGTTCAGTTCTTCTGTGAAGAGTAGCTGTATATCCTAACTGAAATACTCTAATATCTTGTGCTGGATCATTACTTGTTAAATTGACTTTAAATTGAAAACCTCTTCCTTTATAAACTCCATTTGCAAAAGTTTGAAAAGCGGTGTATGTAGGAGATCCACTATTCGGATCATCCTGAGTAACTCGAACTTGCATAGTTGCATTTACTTTTGTTGCAGTTAATCCTTCAAAATCACCTCTTGCATCTAAGTCTGGTATTGAATCAAATAAATCAGATGGATAAAATGCTTCTGTTAAAAAATGACGTTTTAAATCTAAGCTATATACATCTCCTAAATCTAAAGTTGTACTTCCAGCCGATCCACCAAACTCATAAGTACCTAGCGGAGCAATGCCTCCAATATCATCTATAGAAGAAACTAAATCTAAATCGGTAATACTATCAAACTGCCCAACACCAGTTAAATTTAAAGAGTTTGTTGTAGCATCAAAGGCAACATTAGTTTTTGTTCCTTGAAACTTAGGTACATCTTGATCTTCTCTTCTTGTCTGAATTAATTTTGCATCTAAATTATCTGGTAAATCTAAAATTACACTTGCTTCACCAGCACTAAATCTACCTCCATCATCTTGAAATTTTAAAATATATTCACCCTCAAGATACGGAACTTCCGCAGTTGTGGTATTACCTGAAAGTGCCTGAATTAAATCAGTAGCGTTAGAAAAAGATCCCGTTCCATCAGTTTTTGAAGAATGTCTAACATATACACGACCACCATGAGTAACATCTAAATCTGTTGCTAAATTCCAACGTAATCTTACTAATTTTTCACTTATTGGTTCAGCAGTAAGACCTGATACATCAGTAGGAACAGCAGTTTTTCCGATAGTTGTAAAAGTTTCACTAGCATCTGTAGCACTAGCTTCTAATGCAGCATTTAAACTGCGAACAGATACTTCATAAGATCCTACTTGTGAATTAATAATTTCAAAATCAGGACTACTGGTTGTAGCAGAGACAACATTATTATCTTTAAATCTATAATTAACTAAATAATTTGAAACACCAGTTACAGGCTGCCATCTAATAATTAATTTAGATACAGGTTGATTATTTATAAGGACTATAGTTTCATTAGCTGATAAACCACTAGGAGGTGGTTTGAGAAGATTTAAAGTTGTTATCTGTTGTACTGGAATTGGTTGGTTATCTTCGATAAACGCATATTTTTCATTTACATAAGCTAATGCTGTTATTTTGTAATTAATTCCATCAAATTCTTCAACAGACATAACTCTGAAAGACTGAGCAGAAACAGTATCATTTTCAAGTAACCAGACACTATTAGAATTTGGTGTTTGACTTAAAGCACTAGCCAAAGTAATTACTTTACCTGATATTGCAGTTATATTTTTAGTCTCAACTGTCCCATTTGGTAGTATTACACTTAATTTAGGATTATTGTCAGCAGTTAAATCAGTTGCATCCGAATTATCTACAGTTATTTGAGTTGTTGTAGCACTAGCAATCCTTCCCCCTCTTCTTACACCTGATCTTGCTGGATCGGCAACACTAATAATCGTTCCAGGTCTAACAACTACTCCTGATTCCATTGAAGCAGAGAAATTAACTACTTCTGTTTCTCTTTGTTCTGTAAATAATATTGCTTTTGCAAATCTTCTTGCTTGACCTCTACTTGTACAACCTAATGCTTTAACTCTTTTCAAATTATGTCCATATTTATTTTTATAAGCTGTTTCTGCCTCAACTTCCTCAAAATCTAAATCTCTAGTCTCCATATTGAAAAAAGAGACTGCAACAACTGTAGCTCTAGTTTTCAAACTGCTACCTGTATAACTAAACCCTTCTTGTCCGACATTAGCCAAAGTAAATAAATAACTTGGATCTTTTGGACTATCTTGAGTAAGAAGTAATGCTCCTTCAGACCAAATTGGCATACATCTCATTATTCCTGACAAAGTTCTTATAACATCAAATGCCTCAACACTTGTCTGGATATTTATGTTGCAAGCAAATCTAGCTTCCTGTCCACCAAATCCATCATCAACAAGCTCATTTGAAAACTTACTTGCAGTTACAAAAGAAAATAAATCTAAATTACTGTCAACAATATGATTACCTAACCCATATCTAGTGTTAGTTAAAAGATCCAGCAATATTAGAGCAGGGCACGTTGTCCATTGAGCAGCACCCATTACACCATTAAAAATATAACCAGCAGGATAAACAACTCTTCCAGTTTGTAAATCTACAGTTGGAGTACCAGATGAGTTAGCTCCTGCACCTGGAATCCTTACTTTTACTCCTCTAATTTTAAATTTTCTATCAGGAATCCTACTAAAAAATTCTGAATCTAAACGTAATCTTGTATATGCACAATCAGGATATGTGCTTGAATCATCTTCTAATTCTGAAAAAGATTGCCAAATTAAATCTCGTGATATTTTGTCTGTACTATTTGCAGATGTTTTTACGACACGAACATCAACAGGATGAGCACCTGTAAGATCAATTCTATATTCTCTGTTATAAGCATCTGCTGTTCGTCCTCTGATCGTATCAGAAACTAATGTTGTGAAACCACCGCCATTGTACTGAAGTTGAATATCAAAACTTATCGAAGAACCTACAATATCTCCATCATCTTCCATTTGTTGTAAAAGAGGTGCAGTAAGAGTAACTTTTACTGCATCAAGATCCGTATTATTAGTAAGCTGTCTAGTTACAGGTACACCATTTGAGACTTCTAATCCAACATTGAAAACAGAAGAACTTCCCGAAACTTTTGACATTTTAGTTTGAGAAGTGGTTCCAAAACGTACGTCAAAATCTACATTTTGATGATTAAATTCAGTATTTTGTGGATTAGTCGAATCAGCAGTAGCAGCCAATATAGGGGTATCATCTAAAAAAATATCTTTCTTTGCAGCATTAAAATATGCAGTCGTTCCTTTAGTTCTACCTTCTTTTGATGGACTTGAAAAACCTTCAATCTCACCTTCAGAAATAAGATCAAGTAAAGTAGCAAACTGCTTACTATGTAAATTATCTGGAGTAATAGTCGGAGGACTACCTCCACCTCCTTTTTTACCTCCACCACCAGCACCAGCGATATTTGGCCCTAATCCTGCATTATGAACACGAATTGTATTAGCAATAAAAGTATGATGTCCTTCAACAGTTAAGTTGTAAACAGTATGTGTTCCAATAGCTTTACGTTCAATAATTGGTCTTAAATGACCAAATTCATCAACTAAACAATCATCAGTTCCTAAAGTATCTATACCAACAAACGCATTAAATTGATTTAATACCCAATGATTCGGTGTTGCATCTAAAGTTTTACCACCCCAGATTGTGTACTTAACAACTGGTTCGTTTTCATGCTCATGTACCTTTAAAACTTTGGCATGATAAATAGTACCTTTATCATCGAAACTGCAAACAATATCACCAACATTTATTTCTTTTATTGGTTTTGAACCACTTGGAATAGATACAGGAGTATCACCAGTAAAACAACCGCCACCGCCTGATCCTTGTATATACTTGCTGTTAGTCATACTTGTACCGCTTCTGTATCTACATCACCACTAATAACAACTGATCCTGTAAATATTTCACCATAAACAATAGGAATTGGAGTACCAGCCCTTGCTGTGTTTTGCGTACCAGCAAAGTTAAACGAAATTTGTGGATTATCTTCAAATGTAGGCTGTTGAGTTGGAAATAACATTTCGCCAACACCTGAAAGAACCATACCAGCACCAATAGCACTTAGTCCTGTACCTATAGCTGTTCCAAGTAATACACCTGTTGACGAAACACCAACAACGCCAGCAGCACCAGCACCAAATAATCCAGTAGTTCCAAACAATCCTGCTCCTGGGAAAAAGAATGACGCACCAATTAGAAATGCTCCCGTAAGAAAACGACCAAAGCCGCCTCCTGCTCCTTGGATTACTGGAACAATATGAATATCCTGCTGTCCTATTGGATAATTTATTTCATCTTTATTTATTTCATAATTACCAATTTTTACTTGATAAAGTTTGGGGTTCATATATGCTTCAACTTCTGGAAAATTATTTACTAAAAAACTAATAGCTTGAGGTAAATTGTGCACTTTTACTTCAAACTCTTTATGGCCTACAAATTTAGCCAATTCTCCATATAGCTTTAATTTACGCAACATAACGATACCGCCCTCCTGTACATTTTAACAACCAAGGTGAGTATGGCTCTCTACAAGATAGTCTATCTGCTAAATGATGTAAAACATCCCCATCTAAAAAAATAGCCACATGATTTAATCCTTGTCCAAAGATACTCATTGCTAAAACATCACCATTTATTAATTCTTCATCTGGAGTTAATAATCTAAAACCTCTACTTGGTAAATACCTTTCAAACACTGGATCTGCTAAAAAATCTTCTACTTTTGCTGGTCTTTGATAATCTAATAATTCAATATTTTTTTCTTCTTTATACCAATCAACAACTAATGACCAACAATCTGTTATCCCCCATACCCATTCTCTTCCTAACAATGGAGCTTTATAACCACTTGGCTCGCAATAACCCCATTGTTCTGTTTTTGGATTAACAATATGCCAAGGTAAATTAGAGTTTTCACAGCTTATTAAATCTGCTTGGCTAGGAGTTGGGGGAGTAACTGGATGACTATGAACAATTCCAGTAATCTCACCGACAGAATCAGCTTTTACATAATCAATTGGATCGAGAATGAAACATTGATATGAAGTCATAGAAAGATTATTGCAGGGATAATATCTTTCTTTTCCTTTTACATTTAGCAAAAGACCAACAGATTCTTTGGGATCTTCCACTTTTGCATGACTAAGAGCAGCTTCTTTCCAATCACTCATGGCATGAATGTACCGATAGAAGGAAATAATTGTTTAGTACAAACTCTTAAAGGGATTCTTATATTTGCTAGATCAAAAGAAGCAGCTAATTCAAATTGTACAGCAGCCCTAGTTTCTGCTGATTTTCTATCAATTTTATAAATTTCTTGAGGATATTCTGCTGTAGGATCTGGTGTTCCATAGGGATTTGATTGACTTGTGGTAGTTGAAGATGTCGTTTGTTGGATCGTATTTGGATTATTCATTGTTATTGTATTACCCATTCCATTACCATGAACTGTACAGTAATATCTCAGATCATTTGGAGCAGTTGGATATGCTGGTTGATAAGTTACTGTTGCATCTGTTCCAAGCGTTCCATCATTAGTTGTTGTCTGTTGTCCTCCAGCATCAGATTTTATTCTTAAAGGATGTCCAACATTAGAACTATGAGATTGATTGAAGATATAAGTTGAACCACGTTTCATGGTAAGAACAGGATTAGTAACACCATTGATAGCAAAGTAATTAGAACCACCAACATTTACTACTGTGACAGTATATGTGACAGTTTCTGCGTCAGAAGGATCTGCAATAGTTGAGGTTGTTGTAGTTGTTGTAGCAACAGGATCAAAATTAGCAGAATCTAAAAATCTAGCTAAAGTTGTTCTTCTTTTTACTATCGCTCCAGTAAGATCATTTCCTGGAGTTACCTGATTTACGTTTAGTAAAATTGCAGTAATCACATTAGTAACATTACTAATTGTCAGTGTAGGTCGAGGTAGCTGACCATTTGCATATTTAAAACCTTCGGCTTCCATTGGTATTGCAATATAAGTATTGCCATCCCAAATAATATTTCCATTATTTATTTCATTTGTACCAGCATGAAACCTATATGTAGTAGCAGATCCATGTAAAGCTGCATCTGTTGTTAACTCAAATAACTCTATAAGTGATCCAGGATTTATTGCTTGGGTTTCAGATACAGGATTTGCCATTAGGGTTCAAATACTTGTGTAAATGTTGCATTTATTCTATTTCTATCAAATTCAAATATTTCCTTAGTAAACGAAGGGCATACCCATTTAAATGTAGTAGATGAATCTGGAGGCGACCAATCAAAAGATGCTCCATCAACTTTTCTTGCTTCTAAAAATGTTTCTATCTCAGCAGTATCTTCATCATTCTCATTAAATGTTAAACTCCATTGTTTTGCTTTTTGATTTATACCAAAAGTAAATCTTTGTTGGTAGCCATCACCAAACTGAACTGTTCTAGTATTTGTAATATCAGTTTTACTTGCAGAAAAAACAGGATTATAACTAGGGAAAGTAGCCATTATGTTAATAAACCTCCTGGTCGTTTTTGTTTTAATAATTCTGATTGTATCGCTGCTGAAATAGCTCTGCCAAGTTCTTTACTTTGTTGTGCATCACCTTGGACAGACGATCCAGAAGCGTCAATATTTACATTTATATTTGTGCTGCCTCCACCTAATTTATCATTAGGAACAACAGTACCAGTTCTTCTTGGTACAAACAATTCTGGGCCTTTTTCCCCTACAAGAGATGCTTTACCTGTTGGAGGTCGGCCACCTCTAGCAAACTTCAACATTGGTAGACCACCAAAAATTCCAGGGGCAAAACTTCCTAAAATAGTGTTTACACCAAGTTTTACTAATGTATTAGCCAAATCATTTAATATGTTTTTAGCAGCTTCACCTAAAGTTTTTGTTTGTAATATTGCAGCACTTATATTATCAGTAACACCAGAAGCAATAGTTTCTCCTACTAATTCAAAATTAGTTTTCATTTTTTCTGAAATATTAAATAATTTTTCTCCAAGAATTATTCTTGCACTATCTATATCTTGTATTGCTTGTTTGGTTAACAACATCTCTTGTTCTACAGATTGTGCTGCTCTTAAATCTTCACCTAGCTGGAATTGAATACCAAGTTTTGTTTTCTCAAATTCTAACCTAGCTGCAAGTTGTTCATCTTCTGCTCTATTCGCACCAACAATTTTTTTATTTATTCCATTTATAGAAGTTGTAAAGTTCAATCGTCTTTCTAACTTACTATTTATTGATGCCTCTTTTTGATCAATTATTGTAAGCTGTTTATCTATAGAATCTAGCTCTAAATCTTTCTGAATATCAAATTTCTGATTTATCTTTTCTCTTACACCAGAATCTTGTACTCCTTCCAATGCTTCTTTTCTGGCAACATTATTTCTAAGATCAATGATTCTTTTTTCTAATTCTAGATTTTTTCTTTGAGCATCAAAAGTTCTAGCATCATCTCCAACAGTTTGTTGTTGTTTAATACTTAATTCTGTATTAAGTACATCTGCTGCTAAATCAATTTCTCTTCTTAATTTTTGAGTATTACCTATTGCTTCTTGTATTCTTTTATTAAATCTTTCAAAAAACTCATCAACAACAGGTAAATCTGGAATTAAATTTCTTATTCCAGTAGCCAGAGTATTAAAACCTCTAAAGAATAAAGAAACTCCAGCAGATAAAGCCCCTACTGCTGTTAATAATGGGCCACCAATAATTGCTAAAGTTGTACCAGCACTATTAACAAGCTCACTAAATCCTGCATTAAGAAGTTGCACTTGTCTATTTATATCTCTCTGAACATCAGCATTAGCACCAGTTCTTTTAAATACCTGATCAGCTAAAACTGCTCTTGCTCTATCTGCTTGTCCTAATTCTTTAAGCAGTTCAACTTGTGCTCTTAGTTCTCCACTAATAATAATGCTTTGTTCTTCAAGTTTTTCAAAACTTATTTGATCTACTGCATCTCCTAATGCGTTTGCTCTTTTTATTAAAGTTTCAATTTGTTGTCCAATCGCACTTCCAAAAATTTGTGCTCCAAATTCTTCACCAGGCTTGGCAAGAAAACTACCAGCTAACGATCCACCAATAGAACCTATTCCACCACCAAATAACAGAGGAAAACCAGCACCTAATAATCTACCTTGTCTTTGTTGTTTAGCAGTTCTTTCTCTATCTCTTATATTTTTTCTACGCTGTTTAAATAAATCCATTTCAAGCTGTTTTTGTTTTGACATCTCTTGTGTAACTTTTTTTTCAACTTGTAATTTTTTATCAGTTTGAGTTTTTACTGGTTTTGTTCTATCTAATTGCTTATTAACATTGGCTATTGCTACTTCTAATTCTTTATATTCTTTACTACCTATCTCGACAAGACTTATTATTCTTTCGAGTTCCATTTTATAATTATTAAGAGCAGCAGTAGTTTTTGGAATTGTATTTCCAATTTTCAATACCTCTGTTAATTGTTTACCAATTCCTGCACTAGATCCTTTAACTAATTTTGCGTTTGTTTGATATAAATTTTGTAATGACTTAAGACGTTCTAATTCTGCTTTTAATAATTGACGAGAAGCATTTTCTCCTGCGGTTAATGCCTGTGTAAATTGCTGACTACCAGCTTTTGCACTATTAGCTACACTCCGAAATGTTGCTAATTGAGAGTTTAAACCTCCAATAGTTTTTGAAAAACCTGTAACCTTACCAGTTTGTCCGAATGTTGCTAATGTTTCACTTAAAGTTTGTTTTAAAGCATTGATTTGATTTCTAAATGCTTCAGTGCCTCCTCTCTGTTTTTGAAAGATATCTGGTACTGGTTTTAAACCTCTTATTAAGCCGTTAATTCTATTAACTTTAGCTACAACGCTATCTATCTTCTTCTCGCCATTTACACGCAGATCAATAACAGCAGAGTAACTGGCCATTAAAATTTATAAACTTACTTTATTCTAACTTATCTCCTTCTTTTTGCCTTTTCAAATGATTTTTCTTGTTCTTCATTAATTATCAAAAAATATGCACTCCAACCTATTATTTCTTCCATTGTCATAGTCTTAATTTCATATAAACTTTTACCTAATTCTTTTGCAACACCAAACTGCAACATCATAAGATTATCTTTTTTCAGTTGGGCAGCTAATTCTTTGGGTCAGGTAAATCCTCTTCTTCACTAATAACTGAAAGCATTAGAGCTTGTAAGTCTTTATCTTTTACTTCATTTTTTAAAATATCTATCTCACCAGATTTAAATAATCTCATTCCATTTTCATCTTGTGCTTTAGTAAGCAGTAATTGTAAAGCAAAAGCATTAGCATCATCACTTTTAGCTTGTCTTTGTGCCCTTTCTCTTTCTGCCATTGTTAATGGTGTTACATACATTTCAAAAACAGAACCATCGGATAATGTAACTTCTTTTTTTACAGGTTCAAGATTTGCAGCTTTTTTTAGTCTGTCCAATGCAGATAAATTACTTGCCATGAATAAAAACAATATAATATTTATATTATTCTAATATAAAACAGAAAAAAACCCCAGATTTTCTGAGGTTCGTTAAGTTATGCTAATTAAACTAAGCAGTCTTAGATAAATCGAATGTAGGAGCAGCACTAGGTCTGAAGGCTATCTCAACAACCTGTCCGTCATCTGGGTTTACGTTGAAACTTGCAGATGTAAGAATAATATCTGCCAAAATTGATCTACTTGCGTTTTGATCTACGTTAGCACCACTCATCTGACGATCAATATACAATCTTACTTTTGCACCAGCTTGCTGACGTTGGATAACGTCTTCAACCATTCTACTAGAAAGAAGTGTGTCATCATCTGTTGAATAAACACTGGCAGAACCACTACCATCAGCAAAACCTGAGATAAAGGTTCTAAATGGTGCGGTTTGAGTAACAGTTTGACCAATACTTGTTACATCAATTTCTGCTCTGGTTATTTCAAAACTCCACTCTCTTACAGATCCAACAACTAAAGGTGCTGTAAATGTAATGCTTGCAAATGTACCAGCAACAAAAGTAGGAGATGCTGAAGCTGTTACTGCTGCTCCTCCTGCTGTCGAAGAAACTGTCATAACACCAGTTGAAGCATCATAAGTTTTTACAAAATAATCTGCTGGTGGAATACAGTTAGTTATTGTAGATCCATTTGGATATGCAAGTGTTACTGTGTCATTTACTCTATAACCCAACTGAGATCCAACAGTAATGTTTCCTCCTGATGAAGGAAAAGCTGCTGCTGTAAGAGTTGTTACGCTTGTACCAGCAGGAGAATAATATAACGCTCCCGAAGTACCCGATAGAACTGTAGCCATGATTAATAATTCTAAGGTTTGAACATACGGGTACTACCCGATATGTCTCTAGGATAGCGTAGATTTGTTAAAAGATTCAAGAAATTACTGTAGCTTGAAAATTTGTTTCTAATCTTGAAATAAAATATGGTCTATCTTCTTGAAAAGTAGGGCCAACAACAACTCCTGTTCTGACATAAACTCCACTTGTAGGTTGCCCAGTATTATTTATAGTTTCAATAGTACTAAAAGCAGTATCAATTAAAGTTTGATTTCTTGCTGGCCCTTTTCCCTTCTCAGAAAATGCTCGAACAACAACGATTCCTCTAACCTGATCAAAACTTTTTGTTAAAGAACTCTGTGTAGTATCTCCAAATTGAACATTAACATTAACAAATTCATCTACAGAATCAGCCATAGCATTACTGTAATTATCAAAAAATATTGGAATTGCTGGTGATAATGCACCATACGCAGTCGCTAACTGTGATTCAAAAATGGTTCTAATAGATTGATAATTCATATTTTAAATCCTAATTTTACTCCTCTAAATAAAGCACGTTCAATACCACCAGTTTGTACATAATTACTGTACCAATCTAATTCAGCAGTACTTTTTGCCTGTCCATCACCAGAACTAATTTGTCCTCTAAATGTTAACCCACCACCTCTCTTTCCTTCTTTTACAGGTGATTTAACAGGAGGAATTGGATTACCTTCAGCATCTACATCTGGTCTAAACGTACCAACTTCTAAATCCAATGCGTACTGTGCATAAGGTTGAGTATTTTCAATAATAAATTTAGTTTTACGTCTTATCTCTCTTTTTGTTACAGGTAACTCTGCAATATTAGATAAACTATAAGGATAGCTACCTTCACCACCTCCTCTAGCCCCAGGAGCTTTTGCAACTGCAACCCAACTATTTTTAAATGTTCCTGTATATGCTGGCCCTTTCTTTGCTAAATCATTCATTATTTCTACAGCACAATTTCTTGCAAGTTCATTAATAGAAGTTCTTACAATATCAGAAAAATCTGTTAAATCATTTACGATTGATGGTTGTTTTCTTCTTCCCATTATTGAGGTTTGGCAATAACTGTATGTAGTATAGGATTATTACCTCTCGATGTATTAATACTAATAATTCTTGCAACTTTAGTTTCACCATTTTCAGTATATTGAATACGATCTCTAATATTTGGGAAATAAGTTCCTAATTCTTTATTACCAAAAATAAATTTTAAACTGGAAGTCTGATCTTTCCCTTCATATACAGTTGCATCTACAGAGCTTATTATTGCTTTAACAGAAACATTAGTATCTGAACCACTTACCTCTCCTGTAGAAGTATTATAAGTTTGCGATGTAGCAGTTTTAATATAAGTAACATCAATACCAAAACTATTTAATAACTGTTCTGGTAATCCTTTAAATGTACTATCAATTAAAGACATACTATCCTCTTACTACTCTCATTTGAAAAGATCCTGCTCCACCAAGCATATACGCTCCAAGATAACTTTGTAACCAAGGATAAACATCCATAATGTTATTAACAGAACCAGTACCTTGAGAAGCAGTATTAAATTTAACTTCTAGATCTCCTAATTTTGCTTCAGAAATATTTCCCTCTTTTCCAGTAGTACCTGTAATAGCATCAGTATCATTTGCCAAAGCTCTAGCTAATTCATACTGTGCATATTTAATATTATTTGGAATTTTAGAACAAGCTAATTCGACACCATCTACCTGATAATTATTTCTTGGAAACTTTAATGCCTGTCCATCATCACATCTATCGCCATAATAAACAAAACTATCAATCCATCTAGTAGCTGCTATTAATGATCTATTCTTTTGATCATCAGTTTTATTATCCCAAGTTGTTGAATCTGGAACTGTTTCAAAATAACTATTAGCTTCTGTCAATGTGACATAGCTATTAGCATTTTCTCCTTTAACAGTTGCATTTATTGTAGCTGCCACGATTTTTAAGTAATTTTAGTTTTATTGTAGCGTAAAGAAAAAACCCCACCAATATTTGATGAGGTTTAATGACCACCAGTTTAATACTATTAAGAAATATTAGTTGTATCAAGAGGTGAGTTAACAATTATCTCAACGATAGGAATTAAATCAGCATCGTATGTGATAGCCCAGTTATTTGAGTTACCTAATTGAGCGTTAGTTGGGTTGTCAGTAGCAGATGTCCACTTAGTTCCCATAACGTGATAAGCACTGTGGTAATCAACAGACATAACATCTTGCTTAGAAAGAATGTTTCTATCTGATTCAATGCCCAATGGTGATTGCTCTCCTTCAAGGATTGTTCCTGACTTAATTAAGAAGCAACGGAACTCAGTCTGATGACCAGAAGAACCAGGAGCAACTGTATTAACCTGAGAGTCAATAACTACATTCATACCAGCGAATTGTCCGATGCTTGTTTCACTAACACCGACACCGCCGCCACCCCAAGTTACTGCACCACCAGTTGATAGAGCAGATGTTGAGAATGTAAGCATACCAACTTGATATAAGTAGTAAGCAACAGATGGGTGAACAACTAAAGTGTCTAATTCATCTCCTCTTGATCCAAGAAGTGATCTTCCTCTTGCAACAGTAGAAGCTGTTAAGAAGTTTGCTTCAACAGCACTTGTTCCAGCTTTTGCTACATCAAGAGAGTTTGCACCTAAAGGCCCAGTACCAGAAGCAAATAAGCCATCTAATAAGCTGAATAGTCTTGCAGAATTTAGCTTGTTGATAGCATCTGCAATTTGGTTTCTAATGTGACCCATTGGATCTTCACCAGCAGCCAATACAGCTACGTCATCAACAGCATACGCAAAACCTCTATGACAGATGGTTGCGATTTGTGTATCAGTACCAATCTTCTGTGGTGTCAAATAACCATTGTTACTTGTACCCCAAGTTGATGTACCATCTAGAATTTCTTCAGTTGGTGTGATTGGGTTAAATTCTGGAACTTGTATTCTTGTTCCACCTTCTGTTGCGTCAAGAAGTGAGTTTCTTACAACAGCACCAGATTTGATAAATGCACTACGTTCCTTGATAGCTTCGGAAACATATGTGCTGAGATTATTTCTCTTAACGATATCCGCTAATAGGACACCGCCAGAGTAATTCTGAAACGGAGCAGCCATTCAGATTTACCTTTTTAAGTTTTGCGATACCCTAATCACAGATAAGGGGATTAGTTTCACAGAAACTAACTATTTTTGTGCCTCTTGCTTGAGCACTGCTGCAAGCTGTGGGTCTTGATCTGATATTAGCATTTGTTGAGTGAGGTTGCCCGTTTTCCAAGGATTTACTTGACCTCCAGAAGCATTTGCTATAGGACTAGGCTTTGCACCCATTCCAGCAGCACTGCTAGGCTTGAAATGATGTTCCCAACCACTACCAGGATTTTTCAAAGTAGAAAGATAAGCATTTAAATCTTGTTCAACACCACCATTAAGAACAACAACTTTACCTTCAGCATTTTTTTGTAACTTGTTTTGTAATAAAGCCAAAGTTTGTTCAGCATTTATAGCACCAAGATTACTAATAGCAGCTAATGCTTTTGTTTTGGTCGAAGCCACTTCATTAGAAGTTTTCATATCTTCTAATTGTTGCGTCAAACTTGAAATCTGTTGATCTTTTTCTTGTGCCGTTTTATTGGCCTCTTCCCAAAGAGTTTTCCATTGACCTTGATCTTCTAATTCTTGTTTTCTTTGTTCTTCTTTTTTCTTATAAACTTCATCAAGTTTATTTTTTGCACCTTTGAATTTTTCTTGTTCCTCTGCAACTTGCTTTTTTAAAGCATTAAGTTGTGATTCATATTCTGCTTTGATAGCAGTAAGATCAGGTGCTTGTGGTTGAGTTGGTTGTGAAGCAGTTTCAGCCACAGGCTGTTCAGCGTTGGTCACAGACTCAGGCTGAATTACTTTTTCTTCGATAGCCATTAATTATTCAGATAGTGGGTTAGTAGTTTTCTTTTTTGAAACTTTCTTCTTAGTCTCTTTTGGTGCAGGAGCAGGAGAAACTTCAGTACTTTCTTGTACTTTAGCTTTTTGTTCTACTAATTCCCATTTATAAGTTCCGTCAGGTTGCAGAACATGGTCTAACGATTTAGCCATAAGAATGTATGTATTTATATATCATCTTACCAAACTATTCAGTTTTGGCTTCATTCGCTGATGGTAATACTTCACCTTGAACTAAAATATCTCTAAATTCCTCTCTATCAATGACTTGTTGATCAAACAATGATGTCAAAGCTGTAATATCTTGACCAATTAATCTTTCAATATCAAAATCTCTACTAATTTTTACTTCTGGTGGTTCAATACCTACATATTCAGCCGATAAATTAAAACATTTTTGAAGTTTTTGCTCTAATTCCATAGAAACCATTGCAAGCATAGAGTTAGTATCAACACGATCTAATCTTCTAGCATCAGCAGATTCAGCTACAAACTTCTGTTGGCTCAAAGTACTAATACCAAGAGTAGCCATTTGCATCTGCAATTCTTTTATCTCAGCAGATTGAGCATCAAAAGCACTACTAGCTGGTTCGACATAATAAACTTTATTTCCTGGCTGAGTTGCCATCGCATAATTTACAGAGATAGCAAGGTCTTTGGTCTGATCGTCATATCCTTCCATTACAAGCATTGGTTGAGATGCAACGTGCAAACTATGAATAAGATCAGCCTGTCTTTGAAAATGTGCAATATTTAAATATGCAATATCAAGTAAAGGTGGTTTACTTACTAAATTTTCAGTTTTCCCAGAATAAACAGTAACTAAAGGTATTTCACCAAGAGAAAATTCACCTGATTCAACTTGTTTATAATCTTTATCTGCTGATCCCATTTCAAAATTTCCTGTCACACTGTTATCAGAGACATCATACATTTCTTCGATTTGCTCTTTTTTACGAAACACTCTGTACCGACCAGGTTCTATAACTCTTATCTGGTCATAAACTTTCTCCCCAAAATCTCCATCAGGCAATACAGCCTTTTCTGCAATTCGAGCTTGTATAAGATTCCCATAATTAGATTCTCTATCTAATCTCCAACCATAAAGATTATTTGGATCTACTTCAATCCAATAAGGTCTACGATTTTGCTGACGTTCTTCAGCTAAACTTACTGCTCCTGATGGTGCAGGATAATCTACAAGAACATGACTTTGACCATAAGTTAAAGAACACATTAATATCCTTCTTGCATATTCATCTAGATCAGAACCACAACCATCAACATCCATTTTGAACATCTCTGTCCAATAAGGATCTCCAATAAGTGAAATAGGTTTTCTTAAAACTAAACCTGTAGCTGCTCTTATCAATCTCTGTGTAAAAGGACTAAATACTGCTCTATTTACTCTTGCAAGATAAGCATCATAATCTTCTCTAGGTTCTAAAGGTAAAAATGCTTCACTATTTTCTCTAAGATATTCAGTACCTTCAGTAACAGCTTTCATTATTTCCCATCCCTTCATCATATCTAAAACTGCTCTAGTTCTAGTAAAAGGACTATCTATACCACCTACAGAAGTAGATGAAACAATGTTGGTTCTAATTGGGCCAGGAACAGCATACGTCATTTCAACACCTCCATCGTTTTAATGCTAACGCTTTTCTTGTAGGTCGGCCTTTCTTATCTTTTAATGGCCCAGGCATACCTTTCATCCTTGCACAAAAAGATTTTCTTCTAGCTGCTCTTTTACCAGTAGGATTTTTTTCAGTTACAGGTGCTTGTAAATTACTTCCTGTAGCACGATTATATTTAGCTCTTCCCTTCGCAGTCAGTCCTCCCTTTTTCGACTTTTCGCCTCTTCCTATAGATAAACTAACTCCTTTTTTTCTTGGCATTACTTTCCTTTTTTCCTCATAGCTATTTTATGTGCTTCCATAAATGTTTTACCCTTTAACATTTCCTCCTTCATTATTGTCATATGTTTTGCAGTATGAGTACCTTTTTTTTTATGATTTGCTAAAGCAGTTTTTTGCCTAGCTGTAAGTTCTTTCTTCATTTTCATTTTTTCTTCCTCTTCTTCTTTGAACGTAATTTTTTGAGATCAGCAGCAGTGATCTTGTCTCTAGGAGGTGCAACAGCAGCCAGTTTTCTTTGTTTTGAAGAATAAGAACCTTTTGGCATGATTTTTCCTAGATAACTCTATGTTACCGCTTTACTTAAGATTTTACACTTATTTCTTTTTCTTTTTTGGCTTAGTTTTCTTTTTCTTACCTTTTTTGACACTTGCGATGTAACCTTGACATCTTGCCATTGCGTGAGATTTAGCCATTTTTAACTTTTTTTGCGTTTTTTACGTCTATGTTGATATGTTATCTTCTTACTGCTTGTTTTTTCACGCTTAAATCTAGCTTTTTCTGCTGCTGACATCTCTCCAACAGTCTTAGGTGTCTTACTTGAGATGCGTTTACTAGGTCTACAGGCAGGATACCCTCGTTTTTCGCCTTTTGAACGACCACAAGGCTTACCTGTTTTTACATCAACCCAATTTTCAGCAAACCAACGGGTCAAACCACCCTTTGCTCTAGGATTTGGGCTACTTTTTGCCACGTTTTTTCTCCACTCGGTAAGTACCGCCACGTTTTTTGTACTCTCGTACAAGCCACGCATTAGCATAAGCACTAGGATAGACCTTGAACTTACGCTTGGCTTCGGCTTTTACTCTAGCGTAAAGAGCTTTATTTACAGGAACATTCACTACGTTTTTTACCTCCCTTCTTTTTCTTTTTCTTTTTTTTCATCCCAGTATGGTAAGGCATAGTAAAAATTAGGTAGTTCTTAGTATATTCTAAACGCAGTTTGACCTAATGTCTCTGGTTTTGCCAAATTAAACTGCTGTAAACAAAGATAGCCAAAAGCATCAAAAGCATGGTCAACTCCTAGATTTTTATTAGGTAGACCAGTATTTGGTGCATATGTAAGAGTTCTTAGTGCTTTTATCAATTCTTTACATCTTGGATGAATAAAAGTTCTCTGATCTCCATTTGCATCAAGCAAGGCAGTATTAACAGCAGTAATTTTATCTCTAATTTTCCAGGGAGATTTAGGACTCATAACAGTAAAACCACTACGTCTAAGGATATTATGATCAGTAACTCCAACTCCACTTGTTTTTCTTGCACTACCCGTTGGGTCAGGACAAGCAATAATTCTTCTATCTACCCCGTATCTTCTTATTACTTCTTCAGCAAAGTCCCATGTGGTAGCACCTCCTGTCAGCATGATCTCATCAAAAACATACAAATTGTTGCCATGCTTATACGCACAGATCCCTGCCATTGGATCAACGTTAAAATCCAGCCCCAATAACAAAGGAAGCATATGTAGATCTTCTACTTCCTTGTCAATATTGTCATCACTAAAGCTAACAGCAACTAAACCAGTTAAATTTTCAAAACTTGCTTCAAATTCCTGTCTAAATGTTCTCGCATCTAATTGCGACCTAGCTGCTTCAACTTCTTCTGGTGCAACATTACCCCCTTCAATCGTAGTAAAGCTCCACCTTTTCCAATCATCCCACTCCTGCTCACCACAAAAACACCACATATCATAAAACCAACTGGCAGTACCATCAGGAGTACTAATAAACAAAGCCCAACCCTGTTTATCAGCTAAAGCTGGTCTAATCACCTCTGCCCATACATCTCGATCCATAAACGCAGCCTCATCCAATACAACCCCCGCTAAACTTCTTCCTCTCAATGCCATTGCATTTTCAGTTCCCTTCAACTCAATAGTTGATCCATTTATCAGTTCCAACCTTAAATCTGTCTCATTTTTACTCTGAACCCATACCTTTGGCACTAATTTCTTTAATTCTTTCCACGCAATATCCTTTGCCATCCTATAAGTAGGAGCACAATAGAAATATACTTCACCAGGTCGATTGATCGCCCCTCTGAGCAGTTCAATACAGGATAAATATGACTTCCCAAACCTTCTTCCTGCAACCAACACCCGAAATCTTTTATCACAATTAAATACCTCCCCTTGTGCGTACCTTAAACTGATTTCTGGTCTGTTTTTTACCGCCATAAACTCAAAAATAACAGAAAATTCAACCTATACCCCTTATTTATAGCCTAATTTCGCTTTTTTAGGTTATTATTCGATTATTAACCCCTCTCAGATTAAGTCCGTGGCTTCTTCTACTTTCCCAAACGATATTACACCACCTGTCGCTCAAGCGAATAAAACTCGTAGACCTAGATTTGTAGCTCGATCTACAGCAGAAAAGGTTCAAGAACGTGCTCAACGTCTTTACTCTCGTCAACTTGACGGCAAAACAACAAGACAACTTGTAATTGAACATTCAAAAATTGAACAAATATCAATAACAACTGCTTGGGAAGATTGGGGTCGCGTAAAACATTGGAATACTGAAGATTGGGATAAAGATAGAGAAAATATGTTACCTCGCCTACAAGCGATGAGAGTACGTTTATTTAATAAAGCTATATCAAAAGGTCAATTACAAACAGCAGCACAGATCCTAGACTCCCTTGGCAAAGTTATAGGTGAATCCGTAGAAACAGTTAATATTCAAGCTCCAGAACTTTCTATTAAAGTTGAGTCGAAGTAACGAAGATTTCTGGAATATATTTAAGTTATGGGTAAGGCACAAAAAAAATTTAGCATTTGCAATACTGCCCCCATGCTCTCAGCCTAGTCTGTGTGCCTTTGTGATAGCGTTGTAATAGCATTTAGGTATGATAGTACCTTTAAAATTTTGGCCTGTCTGAAGCGATTTTGAGAGGTGTAACTTTTTGTAAACTTTGTATAATCTGATACTACTTAGATATTACTTAGATGCTATTATGCTATTAGGATAAAAAATGGGCGTGTACTATGTCCAGTTTTTATGCTTGAGGATTTCCAAAAATGGTTATCAGGTAAACAGATTTTAGAATTTGTCTATCTGGTAAACACAAAAGGAAATACAAAAAAAGAAACTAGAAAATTTATCCTTCCTTCCTTCCATATGACTAAACAAATTTTAGGCATTGTTTTTATTTCTGGTGGTAGTTCATGGGCTACTGCTGAATTAACAGACAAAGTTACTCTCGAGGTTATCGCCTCCAGAGCTGCGAAAAATACAAAGAGATCATGGAAACATCTTTTTAAATTTCCTAAAGAGTATGTATGTCCAGTAAATCTTTATGATGTTTCAAAAGCTCATGGGTGGAACTGTGAGAGAGTAGGCGAGATTATGCCTATTTTAAAGTCAGGTAAACTTGGCAAGAAACCTTGCAAGTTTATTAAAACAATAAACGTAGTTTTATAACTACGTTTTTACCTTCCTTTTTACCTTCCAAAAAAAATGATTAAACCAGTTTTAATGAGCAAAGAGATTAAATTCTTTGTCCAATGGCATTACGGCAATAAACATTTTTATCTAGTTGATGAAGTAGACAAATGGATACTTCAACTTACTGGAACAAAAACATTATTGTTAAGAGATAAGCAAGTATTACAAGATGCTGGCTTTAAATTTGTACAAACATTTGAGGATTAAAAAAATGAGAACTAAACTTTTAATAGTTGCTTTCTTTTTACTAAGTTGGCAAGCAGTCACAATAGTTTCAACTCTTTATAATCGTTTAGATGCAAGAGCAACACAACTAGAGTTATTAATTCAGGACTTAGAAAAATGAACAGTTTACAACTTAAATTATTTCTTAATTTATCTGATGCAGAAGTTGCTGAAGTTCTCGAAAATATCGAGGACTTGCAGCACATAGAAACATTTAGAGAATTAAAAAAAGAAATAATTGATAAATACGAATTAGAAAAAGCGACCCAAGAATTAAGATTCTTAGAAGCTGATTTTATTAACTCTGAGGAACCATTTTAAAATTATGACCATTACTAAACACAAATTCAAAAAAGTTATTTTTACAATCGATTCAGATTATCAAGAATTAGTTGAGGCCGTTGGCCTCGACTATTCCAAAAATGGATATGATCTAAAAATAAAAATATTTTTAGATGATGAAGAATTTAAAAGATTCTATTCAAAAGATGAAGTTGAGTTTTGTTCAAATACTCTTAATTACGAATTAGGAGAAAGTTGTTCAGAAGTTCATATTTATAATCCATCAAAAAGGGATTATTTAGAATATGAGATTGATTAAAAATAATAAAGATGTTACAATGTAGCATCTTTTTTTTAATTACCTATTCTCAATAATTTTTATAATTGAGAATAAAAAAAATCTGGAAAAAAAATTTTTTCAAAAAAAAAAAAAAAAAAATT